AGGTTTGGCAGACTGGGTCCTTGCGGTCAACTTCGGTTGGAAACCGTTACTTGCTGATATTCGTAAAGTAATTGAATTATTTTCGAAACTTAGCAAGCGCGTAGATTTTATTCTACGCAATGGGGGGATTCCCCTCCATAGACGGACTCCATCGTTTGAGCCAGTGGTCACTGAGGAAGTGTTGTTCGAGTATTCCGGTCCTGATGATCAGGGCTGGATGCGAGATATACCCTTCCCTAGTGGTTGGGAAGACCCGCCAGGGCAACCTGGCGATGGACAGACTCGCTTCGAATGCAAACTCGTTTGCCGCAAAACGGTAACTGAGGTTGCATCGGGCGTGTTTATCTATTATCTCGGCGATCTACCTCCAACAAAGCCTGAATTAAGGCTTAGATTACTTGGGTTAATTCCCAATGAATCTTTGTTGTGGGAGGCCACAAGGTGGTCCTGGTTAGTCGATTGGTTTTCTAATTTTGGCGATGTTATCGACAATATTAGAGCAAACCTACGCGACCGGCTAGTATCACTTTATGCGTATTCTCAAAGACATACTGTCCGTGAGTATACGTGGACCGCTACGAATGGATACTATCATGTTCGCTGCGTCCGTGTCTTTGACACAAAGCGCAGAGAAAAGATTGATCCATTTGGTCTTGCTTCAGAAGTCAGTTTATCTGACTTGCAACTTGGCATACTGTTGGCGCTTGGACTCACGAGAGTCTAAGCATTAAACAATCTAACAGTATGAATCAGTGTCGTGAGACACTTAATTCTTACCTAAGAATGGAACGCAACTATGGCTTTTGCAGACCCTATCACAGTTACAGTTAACGCGGTGGCCCAAGTCCTGCCACGGGTATATCAACCCGTTCCAGGTGGACCATCTACCTTTCAGCTGGCTGACGAGACTTTCAAAGTGGAAATCTCGCACCAGACAGTTAAAGGTAAGAGAGAAAGGCATATGTTCAAGATCACCCAAAAGGCGGTCACGGCAAATCCTTTCATCCCTGCGGAGAACATCGAAAACTTTGCTTCAGCTTATATTGTAGTCGATAACCCTAAGCAGGGTTTTACCGACGCACAATTGGGCTACTTGATGAACGGCATTACCGCTTTTATGAACGGTTCTGCATCGAACACAAGCAAGTTTATTGGTGGCGAAGCGTAAAGCTTCTCCATTATCGATGTTCACTGTGGAGGGACCTCACGGTCCCTTCATAATTCTGTGTCAATACCGCTGTGAAGCGATATTGGTCTTTGGGAATGCACCATAGTACTGTAATGACAACCTCGAAAGGGTATCATGAAAAGTACAGAGTACGTTCTAATGACCAACATACTCACTGATGTGAGTATAATGTGTAACACCTCCATGGATCGAGACCTTAAAACGATTAGGTCTCGAGTCAAAACGGAAGGGCAATCGTTCTTTACGATTACTCTTCCTGCTTTTGCTAAAGGCATCGAAAGATGCCTTGAACTAGAGCACATCGATCCATCCTTATTTCCTGCCTTCGCGAAAGTGAAGAAAGGAGAGAAGGGACTAATCCCGAAATTTCTTTCGGGTATAGTCTCGATGGTATTTGACCCTAGAGATGGGACTCTTCGCAAAGACGCTTCAGTGGAGGCTATTGATGCCATCAGACAAATTTGCCTGGTGTTCAATAAACTCACAAAGGAGTGTACAAATGCAAGAAAGCGTAAAGCTATCACAGCATTTAAACAATGCGAAGAAGACCTTGCTCAGTTCCGGCTTGATACGTGGTCTTATCACAATGATTTTTGTGATATTGCTCGTATCTGCTTTGGGCGCGTGTTCGCTGACATACAAGAAAGCTTGTATGCTCACGTCCTCGTCCCAAGACACGGACCAGGAGCTGTCGTCGAGAAGCTCCGCGGAAACGCGAAGTTCTCTAACAGAACCTGGACTAGCCGACTCGAGCGAGCCATGCCCGCAGACAACTACGTCTTCAGTAATTCTGAAGCGTGGCTGACGGGGCATGAGTCG